TATCAGTTCCACAACCTAAAAAAATAACAGTAATTTGGAAAAATGTTAAAGATGCATCAAGTTTAAAAGAAGCAATTAAACAAGAATTACAAAATAAACCAGCATTGTTTACACAATTTGAACAAACAGGAATAATTCCAATAGATTTAAGTGCAACAGTTGGTAAAGTTATGTCTAAAATAAATAGACTTCGAGGAACAAATTTAAAATCAAAAGATATTTTAAATGAATCTTTAGAAGAATTTAGTCGTCGTCCTCCTCTTCCTTCTGAAATTCCACAAATTAAAGAACAATTAGAAGCAAAACTAGAAGCAAAAAGTAGAAGACCGTCAGTTTTACAAGAGACTGAAGATTGGTTTAAACAATGGACATCTCCATCAGATATAGAAGAATCCCAACAATTAAGTAAAGCTATTGCTGATGCTGAGAAAGAAATAGCAAAACAAGAAAAAGCTCAAGCATTATCAGAATCTCAAAAACAGGCAATTTATGAATCTTTTGTCGGATTTGGCAAAAGAAAAAAGATGAAAGGAGGAGCAGGAATTAGTGATTATTTAAGTGTTTTAGGTAATATACCAGGATTAAGTCAAATGGCGGGTATGGTCCCTATTATTGGTCCTATGCTCGGTCCAGCTATTGGACTTGCTCAAACTGGCTCTAATATTGCATCTCAAGGAATGAAAGAGGCAGGTTTAGGTCCAGGGGAACAAGTAAAAGGTTTATTTGGAACAATTGGCAAATTATTCGGTATGGGTAAAAATAAACAATTTAGTCCAATGGGTGAAGAATTCTTAAAAATTCATATTTCAGGTGGTGCATTACATCCATTTTATAAAAAACATAAATCAAAATTAAATAAAGCCGGTATACATTCACTTGAATCATTAAAAGCCTTGAAAGGTTCAGGATTTTTATCCGATATTATGGGGACGATTGGAGGCATTACACCTCATCTTTCTTCACTACTTGGTTTTATTCCTGGAGCTGGACCCATCTTGCAGATGGGGAATTCAGCAATAGGTAGTGCAACTAGGGTAGGAGAAGATATTTTTAAAAAGATTGGTTTAGGTAAACATAAAAGAGCTGGTCGTAAAATGCTACCTAATCCATTTACTCAAGATGGTTTATATCCTGAAAATGAAATGAATGATGGAATGGCATATATACAACCATATCATGGAAGTGGTAATCTTCTAAACGGTGGCAATGTTAGTGAAGAGTATGAAGATCATCTTAATCAACAAATTGTTCAATTATTAAAAAATAGACACTTAGATGAAATAAGGAACACAGATGCATTTAACGCACAACTAGCGGCTAAAACAAATACAGAGCAACAGTCAGCTGTGTTTCAACTATTATATCAACAATTATTAAATAATGCTCAACGAGATTATCAAAAAAGCCTTTTAGAACAATAATTTATTATAAAATATTAATATATACAATAATATATATTAATATGGATATTAACAAAAAAAAAGTTATACCTGAATCATTTAATGATGATATTTTAAGAGCTATAAGTGCTATTACATACAATGAAAAAAATATTATTCTTGCTGGCTCTTTTATTAGAAAGAGTATGAGAGACAGTAGTGATATTGATATTAATGAAAAATTTGATAATCGATATACGGATAAAGATATTGCCAAAGCTCTACAAACTATTATAAAAAAAATATTGAAGCATCCGGAATACATCATATTAGATATCAAAAGTGGTCTTAATCCAAATTTTATAAATAAATTTAATCATCTTGGAAATATTAAGAATACTATCATACATAATTTTGATTATAAGTCAACATTAAAAGAAATTGAAGATAATAAACAATATATTGATAAAAAACAATACAATGATTTAATTAAATCTATGAAACCTGATCCAAATCTTAAAGAATATTTTGATATACGAGAAAAAATAAGAAAAATTATCAGTTTGAGATGGTCCCCCGATGAAGTATTGCAGGGTTGGAAATATGTTAATGAACAACCATATAATTTAAGTGATAGTATAAAAACATTCGTTACTAAACTTGATATGGCATTTATTAATATGGGTTTCTATACTGAAATTTCTAATATTTTTACGACTGAAAGTTCATCTAAATATGGTTTAACTTTTTTACCAATAACACCTAATATTCAAAATTATGATGAAGCCATTAAATATAATTTATTAGAGTTCCTAGTTCATGGTAAATATTTGAAGGCATTAAAAAGATTATATTCATTAGGTTTACAAAAAAAAGATATGAAACTTATTCATCAATTATTCCCAATTTTAACATCTAATGTTGGAATATTAAACAAAGCAAATAGTATAATAAAAACTTGTATCGACATTATAGATAAATACGGAACAAAATATAATGATGAGATTAAATTACAATTAAATAATTTAAAAGTTTTCTTATCTAATATTTATCAATTTAATTTCGATGAATTAAAAGTTGATAAAACATTAGATGAAAAACCATCTATAAATAAATTGGAGAAGTTAAGTGATAAATTAGATGATATAGTTAATAAAGAGACAAAAATATTAATAAATGAAAATAATATTATAGTCCATAAACAATATATTTTATAGAATGTATTTTTTAGAAATTAATATGTATTTCATAATATATATATATTAATGGCTGAATTGAGTCAATCCAAAGGAAAAGCAATAGCTATAGTTGAAAATTCAAATGTTAAATCTGAAAATGGTACCATTATTTATTTATATCATACAGATCATAAATGCTGTCTTGAATGTAGTCCTAAATGTTCAAGTAAGAAAAAATGTTGTGAGGGTTGCGCCAAAATTACATATCATGGTAAACTACATAATGGATCATCTGATGAAGTTGATGTTGATAGATTAAAAAAATTGATGATGGTTTTCAAAAATAAGAACATTAATTTTACAGAGGATGAACTTGATGAAATATTAGAAAATGAATCTAATGTCGGGGCAGGTCTTAAAGGTTCTAATATTCAGAAAGATAAGATCGTTTTAAGGTCTGGAAACTTTCAAATATGTCCATCTAATATTTATGGTAGTCCGAACAGAATTTATTATGCTGGAATGCCTGGGTCTGGAAAAACGTTTTCACTTGCTGAATATGTGGTCTTGTTTAAGAAGATGAAACCAAATTATAGAATATATTTATTGTCTCAAAAACCAAATGATAAATTATTGGATAAACTAATTCATAAAAGAATTCCATTAGATAGTCTCCCTGATGCCAATTTTGAGGCTGAAGATTTTAAAGAAAGTTTATTAATAGCAGACGATGTTGATACTATTAGTGACAAAACAGTTGAAAAGGCTACATTTGATTTAATTGATAAATGTTTAGAGGTTGGGAGGTCTTTAGATACTTTTATGTGTTTAACGATGCACCTTGCAGCTAATAACAAACAAACTAGAAGAATTTTAAACAGTTCTACACATTATGTTTATTTTAAAAATAGTTCAAACCATGGAAACGACTATGTTTTAGAAAATTATTATGGTTTTTCTAAAGATGAGATTAAGAAATTAAAAAAAATAAATAGTAGGAGCATAACCATCATACGAGATGTTCCACAATTAGTAATGGCTAATGATTTATTATGTTTTCAAAGTAAATTAACAGAATAAATATAAAAAAATAAACTATCCATACACTCACAGTCTTGATTTTCAAATATACACACACCATATAATGGACCAGCCCTCCTCATCATATTATGGCTTATTTATAATAAAGCTCTTAAAAATTGTGTAATTTATAATGTCTCAAAATTTATATAGAGATTTTTTTTTTTGATTATGAATTTTATTATATGATACCCATATTATATATTAATTTATATAACTATACACTACACTAATAGAGTATAATAATAATAAAGTAATAATAAGAGGTCTTAGGGCTGGTCTATTATATGGTTGTGTAGTGTTCATTTATTAAGACTGAGAGTGTATGTATAGTTTGTTTATTCGTTAATTTTAAGAATAATAATATATAAACATATAATATAATATATATAGTATACTATGGCTATTACTCTATCATTAAAATCAACTAAGACTGTATTTGATAAAATTGTTTGTTATGAACCAATTAACACTGAAATATTATCAAAATTATTAAAATCTGATCTTCTAATGTTAACACACGATATATATACTAATGAATTGCAGCAACTAGAAAAATATAAATTATTACTTGATAATAAAGGACTTGTTAGAGTTGAATATTTAAGAAGTAAAGGAAAAAAATATGGACGTGTCAATCCTAAACAAGGGTTAGGACTTCATTGTTTACGCCGTCAAATTAGACACTCATTAGTTAAACATTCAATGATTGATATCGATATTGTTAATTGTCATCCTGTTTTACTTCTTCAAATTTGTCAAAAATTAGGTTTTAATTGTAACTATTTATTTGATTATGTTTCTAATCGTGATGATATTTTAAAACAAGTAATTGAACAGTATAAATTGGAGGATATTATAGAGGAACAATATATTAATACTAAAAAAGACAGAGCTAAAACATTATTTATTATATTATTATATGGTGGCTCATTCAATAAATGGTTAAAAGATAATAATATAAATAGTAATGATAAACCGATTACACAATTTATTAATAATCTTGTTAACCAATTAGAAACAATTGGTAATTTAATATTTAATGCTAATCCTGAATTAGTCAAAAATATTGAAAAGTGCAAAGAAGAGCAAATGAAAACAGATTATAATATTAAATCATCTGTTCTTAGTCATTACTTACAAGAATATGAAAATAATATTTTAGAACATATTTATATATTTCTAAAAAGTAAAAAAGTTATTATAAACAATGTATGTGCTTTGTGTAATGATGGAATTATGATTGAAAAAGATAAATATTATAATGGACTTTTAGACCAGATTGAGAAATATATAAGTGAACATACAGAATTTAAATTATCTTTAAAAGTAAAAGAATTAAACGAGGATGTTTTAGATATACTAGATCAACATATAATCGATGATGAAGATGTTGAAAGTTATGAATATAAAAAACGAGAATTTGAAAAGATACATTTTAAAGTTCTTAATCCTGTTCAATATATTGAGATTAAAGATAATGGATCATTTATTGCGAGAAGTGAAAAAAAATTTATGGCTGCATATCGTCATTATTCATATATAGAAGTTGAAACAAATAAAGAACAAAAATTTATAAATAAATGGATGGATGATAAAAAAATGAGAAATTATAAAGAGATTGATTTTAAACCAATGCATATATTACCAGATAATATTTTTAATGCTTTTCATGGTTTTAATGCATATAATAAAGAAGAAAATGAATTATATGATAATGTTGATATTAAAGAAACATTAATTTATAAACATCTTGAAAATTTATGTGGAAATGATAAAAATGTTATTGAATATGTCGAGTTATGGTTATCAAGAAAATTAAAAAATCCATCTAATTTAACAAATACTGCATTAATATTTAAGAGTATTGAAGGTGTAGGAAAAGATTTATTTTTTAATTGGTTTGGAAATTCAATTATGAATGAAGATTATTATTTTAATGACGATGACATAGAAGGTATAATTGGTAAACATAATACAAGTATTATTAATAAAATATTAATTATCATTAATGAAACAAATGCTAGGGCAACATTTGATATAAGTGAAAATATTAAAAATGGTATTACAAAACAAACAAATAAAATTGAGCCAAAAGGTATAGATAAATATCCAAATACAAATAATATCGGTTATATATTTTTAACTAATAATGATAATCCACTTAAAATTCCACCAAATGATCGTCGTTTTGTCGCTATTGAATGTAATAATAAATATGCAAAAAATGACGAATATTTTAGACCATTAATAAAACAATTCAATGATGGATTTTATAATAAAGCATTTTATAATTATTTGATAAGTTTAAAAAGTGATGATTATGATTTTACAGGATTAAGACCAGAAACAAAATTATATAAAAATATTCAAAGTTTAAATATTAGTCCTATCGTTTACTTCTTTGAAAAATTGATATTTACTCTAAAAGGTAAATATAAAAAAATTGAATATTCATCATCCGTATTATTTGAAGATTATAATAATTTTATGACTGAATCAAGATATGAAAATAAAATAACAGCTACACGTTTTGGATCTCTTTTATCAACTTATGAAGAATGCATTGAGAAAAAAAGAAAAAATGATGGTAACTATTATGTAATTGACTATAAAAAATTATATAAATATCTTATTGATAAAAATCTAATTGAACCAATTGATAAAGATTTTATTAAAGAATAATATAAATGGTTTAATAAAAAAAAGATTAAGAAAAAAACAATATAAATAATATCTAATATTATTTATATAATGGAATCAGAACAACCACATATTAGAACAACAGTTAAAATTCTAAAAGATGGAACAAAAAAAATATATACTTATGATTATAGAAAATATAATAATAAATATTATGATAAAATTAAACAAAAATTAATATGTAAAGATTGCGGCGGCTCTTATTGTCCAAAATATTTATATAAACATACATCAACATTAAAACATTTACAAGCTACACAGCAACCACAGCCTGAACCTCAGATTGAACCTCAGGATTATTTTGTCGAGACCAGTTAATATGTTTTTTAGTTTTAATATGATGACAATAATGATCATAACAATAACGTCCACTACAAGAACATATATGTTTAATTCTTTTTTTTAATTTAATGTTAACTATATTATCGCGATAATATTCAGGACTTGTCCTATTAGGTCTAATTTTATTAACAATATTATTTAAATTTTGTTCTATATGATATCTTTCTTTATCATATAATTCATATTTATTCAAACATGGACAAGATTCTAATAAAATAATGTTTACATCTCCTAGTTTTAATAATTCAAATGAACTCATATATTTTAATTTGTTTTTATTCCATTCATTGTAACTAGATTTATGTCCAGTTAATCGTTCATTTAATGGTCTACAAGTTGAACCTATATAAATTTTATCTGTATGAGATGAAACAAGTTTATATATTTTACCATTTTGATATTTGTTTAGAACTTCCATATATATAAATACTATATATTTATTTTTCTTAGTTTAAACTTATTATTTGAAACATTAATATATTATTATATTATAGAATAATATGAAACCATTTTTATGTAGAGCTGGAACTAAAAAAGACATAGCTGATAAACTTATTTCAATGTTCCCAAAGCATGAAATATACGTTGAACCATTTATTGGAGGTGGCGCCGTCTTTTTTAAAAAGGAACCATCAAAATATGAAGTCATTAATGATCTAGATAAAGGTATAATTGATACATACAAAACTATAAAAAAAATAAAGAAATTTAATTTTAGAAAAGATTTGAATACAATAAAAAAAATTGAAGATTTTTATAAACAACCTATCAAAACAGATGCTGATTATTTAACACATCAAAAAATCAATTATTGTAATGCATTCAGTGGACAATTAGTAGATCATTATAAAACTGTTAGTGGAATATATCGACCATCTAATCCATACTCTACATTACAGAATATAGAAGAATATAAACAGAGATTAAAAAATGTAAAAATATACAATCAATCATATGAAAAAATTATTAATAAATTTGATGGTCCCGATACTTTTTTTTATTTAGATCCACCATATATGGATGCAAAATTAATATATAAACATGGTACTTTTGATTATGAAGAATTATTTAACATCTTAAAAAATATCAAAGGTACATTTTTACTATCTATTAATGATGATCCATATATTAGAAAATTATTTAGACCATTTTATATGAAAAAGATTTTAATTAAATCTAAAACAGGACCTAATAGTAAAGGTATAGGTTCAAAAGGAGATCGAAAAGAATTGTTAATATCAAATTATAAAATTTAATTATATTATATAATAATAATGGATCGTGCCCTTTCTTTTGAAGATATTAAAGATATATTTGATAATAATATACATACATATTTATATAGTGATTTACAGAAATTTAATTCTATTGATGAATTATTAGAGCCATACAATCGTTGTATTATTCTATTTAACTGGAAACCAAATTATGGACATTATTGTGCATTATTTAAAAGACCAAATAGTGAAGTTTGTTTTTTTGATTCATTTGGATCTAAACCAGATGGTAGAACTAATTTTAAACAAATTCCTAAACCATTCAGACAAGATAATGGATTTGACTATCCATATTTATCAAAATTATTATATGAGTGTCCATATGATATAGATTATAATGATAAGTGCTTACAAGATGATTATTCTAGTACTTGTGGTCGTTATTGTGCTGCGAGAATGGCATGTCCAGAACTACGAACAAATGAATTTAATAAATTGTTTACTAATAATAAAAAGAAAAATGACAAACTTATAATCAAACTTACTGATAAATAAATTAATATAATTTAATTATAATATATTTCTATTATATATTATATTATAAATGAATTCTGTCTTATCATATCAAAATACTGAAACAATAGTATATTATAATGCTTGTGTAACAAATAGAAACCAATTAGATTATACAACTATTCCGGCTGAATATAATCAATCATTAGACTCAACACTTGTTGATTTTCCGGCTAAATATGATATTTGCGTTAATAGGTTTACGATGTCATCACAATCTATTCCTTTCTGGGCTTGTCCTATTCAACTAGGACAATCTAATCCTAATCTTACACCATATGGACTTAATTTATCATATGAAAGTGCAAGTAAAAATATTTATACTTTACCTGATTATTTATATTTAGAGTGGTTAAATCCTGAAATTCCGCAACCATCATATCAATCACAAGGACCAGTCATAACCAAACAAATCGTTGAAAATGGTTATTATTGGAGTTATGATAAACAGGATTTTATTGATATGTTTAATAAAAAAATGGCGGATGCTTTAGTGGCTCTTAGAGCTGGATTTATCGCGGCTTTTCCAGCTGATCCTAATCCACCACAACAAATATTACCATATGAATATAGAGCTGATTTAGATTTATATGTGCCTAATCCACAATTTCCACAATTGAGTTGGTCAGAGCAATATAATAAATTTCAAATTGTTGTATTACCAGAATTATTTTATTATAATGGTTCTCAAACTAATTTTATTAACATTTATTTTAATAATCCATTATATGCTCTCTTACAATTTCCATCTAACACAAATTCTTAT